ATAGGGCAAAAAGAGCGTATGAGAAAAAGCAACAAGGTGGCTTAATTGGCTATGAGAATGGTGGAATGATAGGCCCTGTATTGCCACCAGAAATGATGGGACAGGCAATGAATCAACGATTAAGTGATAGTATTGATATGAGGATGCAAAATCCACAGGCAGGTGGTAGCATTGGAGTAGCTCGTGATCAAGCTATGGCTCTGCAAGATAGTATCAATATGAACACTGTGGATAGTGCTAGAAAGTCATTACAGTTGTTGAGATTGCAATCTCTGTTAAGTGAGGGTGGAGACACATTGAACTTTGAAGGATCTATGATGCCTCCAAATCAAGAAATGGAAAGTGCAAGGGCTAGAGACTTGTTAGAGTTTTTAAAAATGCAAACAATGCAAAGAGGTATGGGTTCAGTAAGGCAAGGCATGGGAGACGAACCAATGAGAGCTCTTAGATAATGGATAAAGACCCTAGAGCTTCCTATAACGAAGAACTATATCGCCAATGGCGTGATTCAAGATCTGACTGGGACATAGAGGCCCGTAAGGATATTGACTTTTATCATGGGAATCATTTTAGTCAAGATGAATCTGATGAGTTGTCTCAGAGAAATCAGGCAGACATACCGATGGATAGGATTTCTGCCGCTATTGAAAAGTTTAAAGCAGTACTAACATCCAGACCACCAGCGTTTACGATAACCCCTAGAGAAGATTCTGATGTGCAGGTTGCTACATTGTGGAGAACAGTCATGGGTTATGTGTGGCAAAACTCAGATGGTGACTGGCAGATGAAACAGGCAATACAGGATTATGCTACTACCGGCATGGGGTATCTGTATGCCTACATTGACTCAGAATCAGATTTCGGTAGAGGTGACGTTAAGTTCACTTATGTTGACCCGTTTAGAGTGTACGCATCTCCCAGCTCTAGAGATCGCTGGTTTGGCGATTCGGATGGCATTATCCTTTCCACCATCCTAACGGGGGAACAAGCCGTCAACCTCTACCCTGAATTAGCAGATAAACAAGACCCGCTTACTGGAGAGACTATACCGGGACTCATAAATGATATATCTGGGTTTACTTATGATGAAGAAGATTATCCATCATCACAAAATAAAAACTCAATGGTTGTGTTTACACCAGCAGATGTAAAGGATAAAGATTATTATCAGGTAAAAAAGTATCAGGTATTAGAAAGATTTTATAAAGTCAAAGTTCCTTACTATAGGGTCATTGACATGCAGACACAGGATGAAGATATTCTGTCTCAAGAAGAGTACGCCAAGTTCTATCAGGAAAACACAGAAGCATTTGACATTGGTGCATTTACAGCTATAGAAGTGTTGCAGACTAGGGTAAAAGTATGTGCATCAATGGGAGAAGTTGTGTTGTATGAACAGGTTTTAAATACGGATGAGTACCCAATCATACCACTTCCAAACATTTGGACTGGTACTCCATATCCAAAGTCTGATGTATCTAGGGCTAGGCCAATGCAAAGGCTTTTAAATAAGCTGTGGTCTTTGGCACTGTCTCATGCACAGGCATCGGCAGGATTAAAGCTTTTAGTACCTTTGGGTAGTGTGGACGACATAGATCAACTTGAAAAAGACTGGGCTAACCCGAATGCAGTCATTGAAGTGGATTCATCCCAAGGCGAACCGCACTACCCTGCTCCTCAACCGCTTGCTGGTGAGTTCTATAGGTTGATACAGCAGTCAGAGTTTTATATAGATTTTATTTTTGGTTTACCAGAAATGATGCATGGTTTTGCAGAGAAAGCTCCAGAGACCATGAGGGCTACAGAAAGAATGATAGCATTGGGTAGCGAAAGACCAAAGTCCAAACTCCGAGACATAGAGTTTAGCATTAACAAACTGGGTAAGGTTTTGTATAACCTATCCAAAGGTCACTATACCTACAAAAAGATTTTTAGACTAGCACAGCCAAATAACAACATCACAGAGGTTATGGCAAACTTCTATACAGATGTGTCTCAGGCAATCTTAGACCTGAAGAAAGAAAGGCACATGCTAGACCAGCACGATGTAAGAATTGAACCGGGATCAACAATGCCGTCCAGCAAGTATGCAGAACTAGCTGTATACCTAGAGGCGTTCCAGATGGGTATTGTAGACCGTTATGAAGTATTGAAGAAGAATCCTGAGCTATTTGACAAGGAAGGTATTATGAGAAGGACAGAAGAGAAGCAGTTGATGCAACAGCAGATACAGGCAATGGATGCTCAGATAAAGAATTTGCAAGGTGACTTGCAGACAGCCCAAAGAGAATCAGTCAGTGATAGAAAGAGAGTCGAAGTTGAGAAGTTCAAGTCACGCTTGAGCGAAATCAATTCCGAGTCTAAGGCTGATAGAAGGGTACAACGTGGAAAACTAGAAAACGAGGTGAAGCTTGAGGTGGAGAAATTGGCTAACAATCTCAAAGATGTACAGAGAAAAGTCAGTTCTGCTCCAGAAGCCTAAAGACATCTAAGGAGAAACTATGTCAACACTAGAACAACAGGAAATGAATATCCCCGCCGAACAGCCCGGTGCTAATAGTACTTTTGAAGAGGATATCATCAGCCAGCAGGCAGGCCCACAGCTTGTCGCTGAAGAACAAGAACCAGTACAGGAAGAAGTTCCTGCTGTAGATTATCAAGCTGAGGCTAAAAAGTTTCAGTCTATGTATGATCGGTCACAGGCCGAAAATGCTAAACTGCAACAAGGTGCTCAGATACTACAGCTACTAGAACAGAGACCTGATTTAGTTCAGGTTCTTGAGGATGGTATAGCCGGAAACAGAACACAACAGCAACCAGAGCAAACAGTAGGTAAGGATGATTTCAATCCTTGGGATGCGTTTACAGATGAAAACTCTGAATCAGGACGGTACGTTAATAACAAGATAGAGAATCTGGTACAACAGAGATTGCAATCTGCGTTATCCCAACAACAGCAACAGATACAGGCTGAGATGCAAATGCAAAACACTGTGAATGAACTGAGGGGAACTTATAAAATGTCCGATGGTGACATTCAAGAGTTCTTACAGTTTACGACACAGCCTAAAGAGAGAGTAGGTTTGAATAATCTAGTCAAACTTTGGCAGATGCAAAGCGGTAAATCCGTTGCTAATAATGATACAATGGAAGCGGTAACTGCGGCACAGCAGGCTCCTCGCACAGCAGGAGTTCTCCAAGGAGAGCCACCAGTTTCAAAAAAGAATGATGCGGACACAATGTTTGATTCAATCATGTCAACTGGAAGTTCTGGAAGATTACCGTGATTAATAATAACCACATAACACAAAGGTAATAAAATGGCAATATCATTCAATTCTGGAGTATTAAAATCCAGTGATATAAGTGCTACTACCTCTGATGCTGGTGTAGGTCAAAGACCGGATAGAAGACGAATATTTAACTTCGGTGACAGGGTTGCCGAATTGGTTCCAGAGGAATCTCCGTTTTTCGTCTATCTAAATCAGGTTGCTAAGTCACCTACCGATGACCCCGTGTTCCGTTATTTAGAAAACCGTAACCGAATTAGCTTTACAGATCGTTCTTTACTTTTAAAAGGTAATGTGAATGGTGGTTCTGCTGTTTCCGCAGGTTCTTCGTATTCATTTACTGTTGATACTGCTGGTGGAGCCGCTGTAGAATACCTTGTCAAAGGTATGGTTTTAGCTGTTGGTACGGTTGACTCAACATCGGGCTATGGTCAAGCATTAGTTAGAGTAGAGTCAGGAGTGAGTCATGCCAGTGCCGATTCGACATTTACTGGTAAAGTAATTGATACCTCCGCTGTTAGCGGAAGTAATGTTTTGGCTGACAATGACGTAGCTCAAATCATAGGTACTTCCTATGAAGAAGGTTCTGGTTCACCCGATGTATTCTCTTCTGAAATAGAAGATGACTTTGGGTACACTCAGATTTTTAAAACAGCGGCAGAAATGACCAACACTGCTTACGCAACTCGCTATCGTGGGTATGCTGAGGAGTGGAATCGTATTTGGGCAACCAAACTACGTGAGCACAAGATTGACATTGAAAGGGCTATGCTCTTCGGTCAAAGAGCTCGTGTAGGCGGTATCCAGTACACAGAAGGTCTAGTAGGTCACATTGTTAAAAATGTATCACCAGTAACAGACGATTCTGCATTTTCTTATTCTTCAGGAAATGCGTACCATCGTAGCGTTGCACAAGCTGAATTAACTTACGATAGATTGCTCAGCGATCTTGAAGTTATTTTTGATCCAGCTAGAGGTGGAATGGCAGAGAAGTTAGTTCTTTGTAGTTTACCTGTGATTACATTCTTTAACAAGTTAGGTGATGGTGCATTCCTTGATGCCTCTATTGGCTCAACGGCTAACATGCCTTTTAGATTGAACTTTGACTCAAGAGAAGGTGCTTTTGGGCATTCTGTTATGGTGATTGACACCATTCACGGAAAGCTAAACCTTGTCAAAGAGCCACTGTTTAGAGGTATCGCATCCGGCTTTATGCTCATGGCTGACATGACACAACTTGCTTATCGCCCATTAATTGGTAACGGTATCAATCGTGACACTCAGGTTATGACTAACGTACAGGCGGCTGATGAAGACTTAAGAAAAGATATGATCTTGACCGAGGCTGGTCTAGAGATTACTCTTCCTGAGTCACATGCACTTTTCAACTTAGAAGGAGTGTAAGATGAGAGCTGATTATCTAAATAATAATAGCG